CAAGTGCCAGCAGGTGCAGTGGGCAGTGCGCAACCCGGGCGAGGTGCCTGAGCCTCTGTGGTACGACCTGATCGGCGTGGCTGCATTCTGCGAGGATCCCGAGGGCACGGCACTGAAGTGGAGTGAGGGACACCCTTCGTTCGATCCCAACGAGACGGTGCGCAAGCTGCACCACTGGAAGCAGGCGGCGACTGGGCCGACCACCTGCGCCAAGTTCGAGACCGATCGCCCGGGCGGCTGCAAGGGCTGCAAGTACAAGGACAAGATCGGCTCGCCGGCGCGACTCGGCGTGCAGTACCAAGAGATCGCCCCACCGGCCAGCGCACCACAGCAAGTTGCCACAGAGATCCCCATGCCCAAGCCGTTCAAGCGGACGGCCGATGGGATCAAGCTGACCGTGGACGACACGGACGTGGACGTGTGCCGCTTCGATGTCTTCCCCGTCTCCTACGGGCGGGATGAGGGCCTGGGCTACGAGACGGTGCGGTACATGTGGAACCGCCCTCACGCCGGTTGGAAGGAGCTGAGCCTGCGGCAAGCCTACCTGACCACCTCCCGCCTCAAGGAGTTCACCACCGAGATCGCCGACCAGGGCATCGTCCTGCCCGGGGTCAAGCCTACGGAGTACTTCCAGATCATGCTGCGCTCCTATATGGATGAGCTGCGTCAACGACGCGCCATGACCAACCTCTACACCACGATGGGCTGGAAGGAGAACTTCACCCAGTTCGTGGTGGGCAACCTGCTGCTGCGCCGGCAGCCCGATGGGTCGGTGAGCGAGGAGAACATTCAGATCTCATCCACCAGTACACGGCTGGGTCATGACCTCTATGATGCGGCCGGCAGCCTCGACGCCTGGGTGGACTTCACCCGGCTCATCCAGAAGACCAACCTCCACGCTCACGCCTTCGCACTGGGAGTGGGCTTCTCGGCCCCGCTTTACGCCTTCACCGGGTTGAAGGGACTCACGGTATCCCTGTACGGGCCGACGGGCGGCGGCAAGACCCTGGCGCAGTTCTGGGTGCAGTCCATGTGGGGCAGTCCGGAGAAGCTCCACTTCGCGGCCAAGTTCACGCAGGCCACGTTCTTCTCCCGCCTGGGCATGTACTGCAACATGCCGATGACCATCGACGAAGCGACGATGATCGAGGACAAGGACATGGGTGACTTCGCCTACTGGGTGAGCCAGGGGCGGGACAAGGCACGGCTGAACCGCAGCGCCGAGGAGCGGGACGCCAAGACCTGGGCCACGCCGGTCATCGTCTCGACCAACAAGTCGTTGCAGTCCAAGCTGATCGCCAGCGGCCTGGACACCGAGGCGCAGATGATGCGGATCCTGGAGGTCACCACACCCTCTCATCCCATGTTCACCCGGGACAGTGAGGCCGGACGGCGGATCTACGAGTTCATCACCTCGAACTACGGGCACGCCGGACCCACCTTCGTGGCGCGGCTGCTGGAGATGGGTGCCGGTGGTGTCCGGGCCGCGATCGCCGAGGCCACGGCCACGTTCCCGCAGCGGTACCAGTGCAAGTTCCAGGGGGAGGAGCGGTTCTGGGAGCAGGCCATCGTGTTGGCCGACCTCGCGCTGAACCTCGCCAAGGAGTGGGGCCTGATCCAGTTCGACCACCGGCCTGGGATCGAGTGGGTCTTGGCCCAGGTGGGTGCCATCCGCCGCAGCGTGACCGAGGGCAAGCTCGACGCGTTCGACATGCTGGGCGACTACCTCAACGACATGGCTGACACGGCGGTCACCGTGATGCACACCGGCACGGCCAAGCCCATCGTGGACTTCAGCCGGCTGCCTCGTGGTGAGATACGGGTGCGCTTCGACGTCTTCCGCAGGACGGCCAGTGAGACGTTCAGCCATGGTGTGATGCTGCTGGACCGCACGCACCTGCGCCGCTGGCTGTCCTCGAAGGGCCTGGACTACAAGACCTTCATCCAGGAACTGACGGACGACCACGCCATCGCCACGCCGGCGTCCAAGAAGGCGTACCTGGGCAAGGACACACCGATCAAGCTGGCGCAGACCTACGTGGTCGGGGTGAGCCTCAGCCACCCCCGGATGCAGGGCATCCTTGACGAGACCGACAGAAACTACGAGAACCTCGCCCTTGGCAAGCTCACGTCAGTGACGTCCTAGTCGTTGTACCCCAGCAGATCCTCGATGACCGCGAGGTCGTCCCGCGCAGCACGCGGGGTGGCCCGCAGGAACCGCTCCCCGGCCGGCCGGCGAGCTTCGCGCAGGGCGCGGTTGGCGTTGGCGAGGAAGTTGCGGATCTCCAGTCCGGTGCCTTCGGCCCCCTCGTTCCAGCGGTTCACCGCTTCCACCACAGCCCGGGCCTGATCCTCGTCCCCCTGGATCTTGGCCTGGATCCATGCGTGCCGGAAGCCTGCCACCGTCTCCTTCTGGTAGTCGGTCATGCGTTTGGCGGCGCGGATGATGTCGTACTGCTGGGACGCGGCGGACGGGTAGAACCCCACCAAGCGTGTTGCCAGGAGAAGCGGCCCGACCTCAGGTGACACCACGTAGCCACGGCGGTCGACGATGGCACCCGACTGCGAGTAGGCGATGGCGTCGCCCATGGCACGGAGCATCGTGACCGGTGCTTCCCGCATCACATCCACCAGTGTCCGGGTCTCTCCGGGGATCCGCAGGATGTCGATGGCCGTCTGCCCCACGCCCGTGAGCATGGACGCGGCAGGGCCGGCGATGTCAGTCAGCTCCTGACCCACGTTGGCCCCGGCCAGACCGATGCCGGTGCCCGGGATGAAGTTGCCCACGCTCACCCGGTCGGCGATGTTGCCCGGGAAGTAATCGTTGACGATGCCGCGCAGCACGTAGGGCGACCACCCTGGCAGAACGGAATCAACCATCTTGGCCAGCTCTACCCGCATGCTGCCTATCGACAGCCCCAGGGCCTGCGCGATGGTGTCGATGATGTCTTCCAGATCCTCAGCGAACGGGAACGCAGCCACGCCGCCCAAGGCCCACAGCGCAAGCAGCATGGCGAACTTCCCCTTGCGCGGCAGGCGGGCCAGGAGCTGGATCGTCATGGTCGGGAAGACCTTGTACATGTAGACGAACGACTGGATGCCGTTCTGCCACAGCGGCGGGCGGTTCATCACCGCGTAGTCGCCGAGCGTGAAGTTCAGCGCAGCCACGGCCGCTTCGCGGGCCTTGGCCTGGGCAGCCTTTGCAGACAGACCGGCAGCCAGCGCACGCTGGCGCTCCATGCGGTATGCGGCCAGACCCACAGCACGCCTGACAGCCTGCTCCGTGGCGTTGAACGTCCACATCCAGGTGTCGATGGTCTTCTGGCCAGCCCCAGTGGTTGCACGACCACGCGCCGTGGCGATCAGGGAGTTGGTCAGCGCCGGGACCATCGTCCCATCACGAGTCTCCCGGGCCATGAACGTGGCCTCGTCGACCGTGAGCCCGTACCGCTTCTGCAACGCCGCGTCCTTGGCGACCTTCTCGAAGAACTCCGCTGTGGACAGATCCTCGTCGGCGAACTTGCCGCGCACCGACTTCACCAGACCGACTTGGTTGAGCGCGATGGCCACCTGGGCCACCGACTTGGCGAAGCCGTGCCCACCACCGAACGCGGTCTTGTCGTTGTAGGTGGCGAGGTAGGGGATCGAGTTGGTGATGGCACCGATGTAGTTCAGCGCACCGGTGGCGAGGGAGCCACCGAGCTGCAAGAAGCTGGTGTACGCACGAACCTGGGACGCGATGCGACCGGCCTCGAAGTCCGACGTGCCGACATCACGGTTGCCATCGAGGAACGCGACTGCCCGGGCAGCCTCGTTGTAGTACTGGTTGCCACGCGCCGGCTTGCCAGCCGGGTTGGTCGTCCGGTACATGAACGCGTACTCGTCGTACGCCCTCTTGGCCGCGAGCTTCTGCTCGACGGACGCAGCCGAGTCTGCCTGCACGCGATCCCACGCAGCCTTCAGCTTGTCGAGCTTGTCCTTGTCCCCGTTCCACAGCGCCTGGGTATCGCGCATGTTGAGGTTCATCAGCTCGGCCAACGCCGGCCGCATCGTCACCTTGGCGATCGTGGACGCACGAGCCTCGATGTGCTCCGACACGGCACGCACCGCATTGGGGTCTGCCCCAGGGACGAAGCCACGCTGCAACCGCTGACGCGCCCGGTTGTCCTGCCGGGTAAGGGCGACCACCACCTGCTTGAGCTTGGCCGGCGGCAGCGTGATGCTGAACTGACGCAGTCCACGGACGAACTCGTTGAGGTTCAGATCCGGCGGCGCGGCGATGGCATCGAGCGCGGTCTCCGCCTTGGCTGTGAGCTTGACCTCCATCGGCTCGAAGCGCATGGTCGCTTCGTTGTACGCCTCGACCTTGTACGACTTGTCGCCGAACAGGTCTTTGTTGATGGTGTTGGCCATCTCGACCGCGTCGGATTGCGCCTCGAACTGGGAGTAGACAAGCCGCTCCTTGTAGTCCTGCCGCAGCCGCACCACACGCCCACCTACCGTAGCCACCACACGCACCTGGAAGCCACCGCGCCGCAGCACAGGGGCGTAGCCCGTGGCAAGCGTGCGCTTGGTGTAGAGGTCGGCGTCCGTGCTGGAGACCTCGGCGATCAGGATGTCCTTGATGCGGTTCTGAACGACGAACTCAGTGTCCTCCGAGCGGACAAACCGCTTCTTGAACGCCTGGATCCTGTCAACCATGTCGTCGGCTTGCTGCCCCTCGAAGAACGCTGCCACAGCCGCGTTGCGGTCGGTGCCCTTGCCGAGCAGGGCCTTGTTGAACGCTTCCAGGAACTTGTTGGCGTTGTCGATGGAGTCGGCGTTCAACTCCAGGTCGCCGTCCTCGTTGAACTTCTTGTCCGCGAGCCACAGGTCGCGGTATTTGCGGTAAGCCCGCTCGAAGAAGCGGGTTTCATCGGCGGTGAGCTTGCCGGTGGTGGTCACCTCACCGATCTCGCGGAAGGCCAGATCCCGGTCTTCGGTGTAGGCGAGGTACCGCGCTCGCAGCAGCGCCAGCTCCACATCGCGCATGGCCTCCCGGACACGCTCGTAGCCCTGCCATACGACACTGTCCTTGGTGAGCCCCGGAATGCCCGGGACCTGCACCTGCTCGACCACCTCCTTGCCATCCGCCCCGGGATACCGGTCCTCGTAGGTGAAGCCGTCACGGGCTTGCTCGAACGTGATCTTCCCCTGCTCGTAGAGGCGGTCGATCTCCGGTTGGTTGGGCAAGGGCTTGCCACTGTCCGGGTCGACGGTGTACAGCGGCGTGCGCCCCAGGTCGCTGAGCTTCCTCAACCGGCTGGTCGCTAGACGCTGCGCGTCATACACCAGCTTGTTGGTCTGTGCCAGTTGATCCTGCGTGATGCCGCCGAGCCCTGGCATTCCGGCAACACGGTCAGCCACGGCGAAGTTGGTGACGATGGCCAGCTTCTCGTTGAGGGCGTTCTTGATCTGCATGGACAGACCACGCGCATCGCTGAGCAGCCGCTCCAGGGCGGACAGGCCGGGGTTCTCCCGAGCGCGGAAGTTGAACAGGCTGAAGACCTGCGCCTTGAACCGGTCCCACCCATCCTGCCGGTTGCCGATGATCCCCTTGGTGGTCTCCCATGCCTCGGCAAGGCTGCTGGGCATCCCACCCACGTTGTCGTAGAGCAGACCAGCGGCGAGGTTGTCGCTGCGCAGGTTGCCTGCCACGGCGAAGCGCCCGACGTTGCCCGGGTCCTGGCCGGTCTCAAGCGCGTGGATTCTCGTGACAACGTCCTGCACGGTGAACACCGACGACCGACCAGTGCGGACGTACTCACGGGCGTGGTTGACCCAGTACCGTGCGGCCTCGTCGCCGAACTTGATCCCGAGGCGGTTGAGTGCGCCCTTGATGGCGTTCCACACCCGGCTGATGATGCTGACGTCCAGACCAGCGGCGACGTCCGACAGGTACTCCTCGACTGCTTCGGGCTTGGGCAGACCACGGGCCTCCATGGCGGCGTCCACAGCCTTCTGCACGCCCGGGCTGCGGTCGTAGATGTCCAGCATCAGCTTGTCGAACTGCGCCTGCGGGATGAGGCTGCGCAGGCCGATGTGGCCGATGGTCTCGTGAGCGAGGACGAAGCGCAGATGCTGCTCCGTCTTCAGCCGGTCTGTGAAGATGATGACCTCGTTGTTGCCGAACGAGTACCCGGCTGCTGGTTTGCGATCGAAGTCGCCCTCCGGCCGCGCCGCTGCGGCCCGCTCGTACAGACGGGGGTTGGTAGCCTTGAGGTCGGCTTGGTTGCGGAAGACGTAGACCTTGGGCTTGACCGCCAGCTTGGACAGGAAGTTCGCCAGCACCATCCGCACGCGACCGATGGCCAGCGGCTTCGTGATGGGCTTGCCGTCGATGTCGACGAAGTTGCGCCCGGGCTGCCCGTCCTGTCGGACGAAGTCGTCGAAGGTCTTGATCGTGTCGGTCTTGGTCGCCTTGTTGGCGGTCTCCTGCTCCTTGAGCACAGCCTCGCGGCGAGTGGCCTCCTCCTTGGTGGCCTCCGCCTTGGTCACCACGCGCATGACCTTGTTCACCGAAAGGGTGTACGGGTTGCCGGCGGCGTCGAAAAGCGGGCTGACCTGGGCGGTGTCGAGATCCAAGTCCAACACCTTGGTGTACAGAGCCTTCAGCTCACGCTGCCGCCGCTTGACCAGATCCGCCGTGTACGGCACTGTGGACTTGTTGATGTCCGTGATCAGGCGCAGGAGCTGCGTCAGCGGGCTGTTCTTCGGATCGGACTCGGCGTCCTCCTTGGCAGACACCTCTTCGCCGAAGAGGCGCTTGGCTTGCACATCCGGCAGGTTCTGCCGGGACAGCACGGTGCTCTCAACATAGGCACGTGCCTCCTCGTCCGTCAACATATTGAAGACCACACCCCGGTTCCCCAGCCGCTGCATCACCCCTGGGGTGTCCTTGGCGTAGGCGTACCACGGCTTGTCGGCAGTCTTGGTGGGCGGCGGAGGCGGAGCAGGGGTCGGTGTAGTAACGCCCTGCCCCTTCGTCGCCTTGGTCTTGGTCTCCAGCGTTCGGCCCTCGGCGAGTTCCACGAAGGAATCCGCGATGGCTTCGAGATGCGCGTCGCTGAACTCCAGTGGGTCACTGAGGAACGCCAACGCTTCGTCGCGCTGCTCCTTGGTGTACTTCTCCGTTGTGGGGAAGTAGGCCACTTCGACGATGACGTCGATGACCGCATCGAACTGGGCGAAGTTGGCCCCGTCGAGCGCAGCAGTGGCAGCAGCCAGGGCGAAGTTCAGCCGTTCCTTGACAGTCGTATCCAGTGCGTACTCACCATCCAGCAGCTTCTGCATGATGGTGACCTGCGCGGCACCGGAACGGTCCGACTCTTGCCACGCCTGCTGTGCGACCCCAGGCAGGTCGGCGAACGCCACGTCGCTGGACAGCCGCTCGTTGTTCCACTGCTCTTCCGCATTGGCCCGCTCGGCTGCGATCGCCGCACGTGCGGCAGCCGTCTCGGCTTCGATCTCCTCGGCGGTCTTGGTGGGCGCGGCCTCGGCTTTTGGGGCAGGAGCAAACGAGACGTTCAGCCGGTCTTCTGCGTCACTCCACTCCATGGTGACCTGCCGGACAGGCACACCGTACTTGGTGTAGCGCCCCAGTACCTGGGCTACGGACACAGTCGCCTCTGGTGCTCTTTCTGCTTCGTTGAGCAACCGTGCGGATAACCTGCTCTGCGCCAGAATGCGCTTCAGTATGGGCTGCGCATCAATGGGTGCGTCCTTGATCTTCCGCGCACCGGAGCTGTACTGGAGAATGTCCTCATCGGTGAGCCCGTACTCGCGCTTGGCGTAGTCGGACAGCCTCCGCTCCTCATCGTACGCAGCGACACCTTGGTCTTCCAGCTCAGTCTTGGTTGGCCGGTCGGCCTCCACCGACGTGTCCTTGAGGATAGCCACCGGCTTGGCACGCTTGGTCGCAAGGCCATCGTTCTGATACCCCTTGCCCTGGGGTGCGACGTCTTCCCGGCGGAAGACGAGGATGGTGGCTCCTTCGGCGAATGCCTGCCCGTTCGTATCGAAGCTGACGTTGGCCCCCAGGCGCAGCCCCTCGTCCATGATCCCTTGGATGTCTTCATCGTTCCTGACTGCATGGTAGGCGTACTTCCCAGGCTCCAGGAAATCGGTGTCTTCGGGGAGAGGCGGGGCTGGCGGGGGCGCTTCGTCCCCCTCAGGTTTTGGGCCGGGGGTCTCCACCACGCTGGGCGGTGGCGGGGTGGGTAGCGCATCCGTCATGTCAGGCGACAACGAGTCGAGCCACTCGGTCATGCTACCTGACGGTAGGAACTTCTCCCGCTCACCGACGAAGAACTTGCGCAGAGCATCGGCCAGCCGCTTGAAGAACCGGTCGACCACGGTCAACGGCTTCTTCTGCGTGGTGGCCCACTTGGAGACTTGGTCCGCGAACCACTCGGCGAACGACGTGTAGTAGCTGCTGACTTGGTCGGCAGTCTTGAACCCGAACCTACCCCCAGTGACCTTACCGGTGCGGTACGCCCGCAACGAGCGGTACGCCTCGTTGGCGAGCTTGGGTCTGTTCTCGGCGAGCCACTTGTCGTAGTCCGCCTGGATCTTAGCCCGGGTCTCCACGGGCAACTTCTCGAAAGACACCCGTTGCAGGATGTGCCCAAGCTCGTGGGCGACCAGCTCCAGTTGTTGCAACGTGGAAACGGACGAACGCAGTGCGATGTGGAAGTCGTTGTCACCGAGGGACTGCATGACCCCCTCGGTGTTCTTGCCCTTGAGTACGGCTTTGCCGACCCGCCAGAAACGCCCGTACTGGCCTTCTGCCATGCGCCGCCCCGACTCCGGGGTTGTGACCACGAGTCGAATGTCACCCAACTGGAGCAGAGGTATCCACCCGCGAATGACCTCTGCGATTCGCGGTTTGATGTCGTCAGCGAAGACGAGCTTTGCCCCACCAATGAACGGGCCGTCAGGGTTGCGCTGTGTGGCTTTCTCCGTGAAATTGACTGCGGCGCGGCGAGCTTCCTTGAGCCTGCGCAACTCGGCCTCGGTGAAGAGGTTGCCGCTATATGTGTCGAGGTCGCCGTTCCAACGGACATTCCCCTTGACCCCGATATAGACAGGATCGCCACTAGCCGCGCTGAACCCCTCGACCAGGGCGAGTTGCCCATCGGCCCATACAAGACGCCCCTTTAGATCGTCGAGCACCAACTGAACCAGCGGATCGACAGGGCCGGTCGGGTAGAGCTGCTGCCCACGGATCTCGGGCGGCACCGGCGGTAGATCTGCCTCGAACTCACCGAGCACATATGCGCTTTGCAGGGCGTCGTACTCGTCCCGCTCGGCCTTCGTGAATACCCGAGTCTTGGCGATCTCTTCCAGCTCACGGAACCGTTGTGCCTTCAGTTGGCTCTCGGTGTCCTCTTCTACCTCGGCAGGCGGCGGAGGCGGCGGAGGCGGCGGAGGCGGCGGAGGCGGCGGAGGCGGCGGAGGCGGCGG